CGCAGACAACTCTGGGCTGGTGTATGCCTTGCCAGCGCTCGACATCAGGCGATGCAGAGCTCCAGAGGCGATCACCTCGGCGTAGTCCTCGAAGATGACGTCGTCGATCGCGGTGGATGCGCGGGTTGGCTTGAGCGCCACGCGAAGGGTCAGGCCGTTCGGGTAGCGACGGTCAGGCAGGGGCCACACGCTGACCGAGCGCTCCTCCTTCTGGAGGTAGGCCTGCGGTGTGCTGCCACTACCGGTGTTGTACGAGGAGAAGAGGCGGTTGTAGACCGAAGCCTCGCGCACCACGTCAGGAGCCATCGCGTCGATCGGGTTGTTCTCGACCCAGGCCTTCTGAACTTTCACCACCAGGTAGCCAGATGGGGGATCGAGGTCGTAGTCGCAGACCTTGGGAACCATCGTGATCGGGTCGTGGTCACGGGTGAGCACCAGGCTCTTCTCGCAGAACTCGATGCAGGCGTTGCGGATGGCCAGCAGGACGACGGGCTCTGGCGCACCGGGCACCTCTGTGAGCACGTAGGGGAAGAACTCTTCGTAGTTCGTCATGCGACACCCCCGAGCTGCACGGCAGCAGTGTTGGGCATACCGCCTGCGCGGTTGATGATCGCGGAGTAGGCGTTGTCCTTGGTGAGCTTGACGCCCAGCTTGTTGGCGAATGCAGCCAGGTACGCGGCCTGCTGCGCGGGATTGGCGGTGTACTCAGTGTCCTTGCCGTAGGAGCGGTACATGACCCAATCGACGATCGGGTCGAAGTACATGTCGGCCATTGCCAGGTCATCTGTCAAAGAATCGACAGTGGCTGGGCGTTGAGACAGGAGCACTTCGATCTTCGTACCGGCCAGTGCTGGCGGGTAGACGAAGTAGGTGGTGGGGGCGCGGTCGTCCACGGTGAAATGGCGGACCTCTGCTTTGGCGGCAGCGGAGTGCCAGCTTGGGTCGAACTGATCGAGGACTTCACGCTCGATCATGCGGATGGCGCGGCCGGGGGTGAGGCCGTCTTGAGCCATGTTGCGCACGACGTCCATGAGCTTGAAGCAGTCTTCCGGGGTGGCTTGCTTGGTGCCTGCCGTCAACGTAACCACGCGCTGAGACGGGCTCGAGTCGGGCCTGGCGACAGCAACGGCGCGTTGCGCGTCGTCGGTCCAGAGGATCAGCTCTTCATCCTCCCAGCGCCGAAGGCTGGGATCGGTGTCATTGAGCAGATACCTTGCGCGTGAAATTACGTCAGAGACTTTCATGCTTCACTCGTTGCCGTTCTGGGCTTACGTGGAGCCCGTGTGACCTGTCTGCGAAAAGCTGCCTTGGCAGCCTCCAGCTCCGTGGCTGGCGGCACTTCCGCGCTGGTAGTGGCCTGATTCTCGCTGGTGTTTTCTGGCGCTTGCACAGGCTCGAGAGCAGGGGTGTAGTCCTCCATGTCGTCGCGAGCAGCGAGGTTGGCGGTCCACACGTAGATGTGGCCAGATGTCTTTTGCTTGAGGAGTTTGTGCATAAAAAAAGGGAGGGGAGTTACCCCCTCCCCCCTTCACGGGTTGACGTGATTACTTGGACACGTAGGCCGAGACCAGAGCTTCAGGCTTGGTGGTCTTGAAGCCGTACACGTTCAGGCCGCGCATGATGTTGCCGAACGTGGTCTGAGCACGCAGGCTCTCGACGTTGGTGATCTGCGAAGCGAACGAGATGGCGTCACGAGTGCCAGCCATGATGTTCCAGGCCGACTTGTCGGCTGCGCCACCAGTGCCGCCAGCAGCAGCGTCCGAACCCAGGTCGGTGACCTTGGACAGGTTGTTGCTGATGTACACGGTGAAGCGGTCGATCATGCCGATCTTGCCGTTGCGCAGCGGAGTCACGCTGTCGCCGGTCAGGTAGGCTTGCTTCAGATCAGAGTTCTTGATCATCGCAGCCATCCAGGCGGGGATCACCATCCAGCGGCCGTCTTCGGGCACGTTCTGCTCGTCCAAGCACTGGCCCATGTCCAGGATCAAGTCCAGGACGTTGGCTTTGGTGATGGCACGAGGAGCACCAGTAGCGCCGAGGTTGATGTCGCCAGAGATGGCACCAGCGGTGGCACCCTTGTTGGCGGCAGCAGCGTCTGCGTACACAGAGCCCAGGACGTCGCCGTCGATGGCGATCTTCATCTGCTGACTTGCGTCGTTCGTGAAGATGTCCATCAGCTTGACGTCGGCCTGCACTTCGTCCACGTCGTCCAGGACGACTTGGAAGTACTTGCCCTTGTCGATGTTCAGTTCCAGCGGAGTGCTGGTAGGAACTTGCGACGTCAGGTTCATGCCCTTCGTGTAGTTGCTGATGTTGATGGTTGGGATGGTGCGGATGTGGACCTTGTCGCCTTGGCCCTTGATCTCGCCTTCCCAATCGTTGTTTGTGATCTCACCCAACACGGTGGACTTGTAGAACTTGACCTGGAGCTTGCCCGACCAGACTTCAGGGATGAAGCCGGAAGCGCCGCTGTAGGAGTCAACACCGGAACCTGCGCCGTAACGGTCGCCAGAAACTGCAACTGACATATCAATACCTCATAGAGCTGTGTCCGTCATCGCACTCGTTGTTCGCGAATGGCGGACTGGATTTCTGCATCAATGGCAGAAGCCTGCTCCTCGGTGTAAGCGCCGCGACGATCTGCTGCGTAGAACGCTGCGATCTCAGCACGGGTCCAGAGCTTCTTCCCCTTGGGGACATCTGGAGTCCGCGTGGCTTCAGGAGCCACTTGCGATTCCAACGAGGCCGAGCTTTCTGCCGACCTGTCTTGGTGAACCTTCTTGAACGCTTTGAAGAATCTGGCAACACGATCTGCATCGCGCTTCTCTTCGGCCTGCGACAGGATGTCTTGACGTTGAGCACCAGTGAGGTCATCGACTTCACTCAGCCAGGTGTGGAACTCTGGGTCGTCGTTGATGGTCTGCCAGTCAGGCACTTGCGACGCAAGCCGGTCGTAGAAGCTGACTTCCACGTTGGCGTTTGTTGCACCCATCAGCGATTCCAGCTTTCGCTGGAGTTCTTTGACCTCGCCGTCCTTCGCCTGCACCTCTTCACGAGCTGCGCGGCGGATCAGATCAACGAGTGGTTCGCCGAACTCACTCACCTCTTCGGTACTGACCAGCTTCTCTTGCGGAGCAGCCATCCGTACCTTCAACGCTTCCACCTCTTCGGTCAGGCTATTCAACTTTGAATCACGCTCTTTGAGCGCCGCATGCAGTCGTGGAACCTCGGCGTTGTACTTGCCGCTCAGCGTCTTGAACCGCGCTTCCCACTTGTCGTCTCCCTCTTGCGGAGGGGTGTTGGCGGGTGCCTGGTTTGCCGGTGCTGGGGTTTCACTCGGGCTCGGCATAGGGGCCGGGTCCGAAACAGACTGATCACCTGGCGGGGGATCGTTCTGCTGCTGCGAGGGCTGTCGAGCCTGGTGCAGTCGTTGAAGAGCTTCTTCTGCCTTTCTTTCCGCCTCAATGACGGCGCGTGGTAGGTTCAATTTCTTCTCCTAGAGCCTTCTCACTCCTTCGGGAGCCCTCTTAGGGTTTTCCCTTACGGTTGATCCGGTGTTCTCGGTGCCAGCAAATGCCGCTGCTGGACAGGCGGGTTGCCCCGACGGGGCGAATCACTTCATCTTGTAGAGCGTGTCCCGGGCGGCTCGCTTCTTTTCGAGAAGCTCACTGATTGCCTGGGATGCTCCCTGGTTCCACCTGGTCTGAACTTCATCCCGGGTGGAATCATTGAGGGCGCGTATTTCGCTCAACGACTCGTCGAGCCACTTACACACTTCCTCGAACTCACTGTTGCCATCCAAGGATGCCAACGCTGCGATAACTCTAGCTGGTGGTTTTGAAAGCATCAGCGCTTAGGCAGCAATGTTTTTGGATCGACCTCGCCTGGGCGGGTGTCGCGCAGGATGCGGTCTTGGCCACGAGGGCTTGTTGCTGGCGCAGCGGTGCGGAGCTTGTAGCCCATCAGGCGGTTGGTCTCGGCATCGCTCTGGTCGTTGCTCATTGACTTGCTGCTCAGGCGCTTGGACTCAGCAGCAGACTCATCAGGAGCGGATGCGCGTGTGCTCGAGCCGGACACCGAAGATGTTGCGCGGCGACGAGCTGGCGCTGTGGACCGGACGGGAGCGCTCGTGGTCACGGCGGTACTCACCGATGACTCGGGGATCGGGGTGACGACTACGCCCATGTCAGAGTCCTCGGCAGACGCCGCAGGGGGTTGCAAGCGAGTCGAGGAGCGGATTGCCTCAGCCTCGCTGGCCGCTTCGCTGTCCATCCTGCCCCGACCAGCGCCGAAGCGGTTGTACGCCTCGCTACCAGGCTGGTCGATGTTGCCCATGCGCATGCGCTCGAAGAAGCCGACCTTCTCGTCCTTGGATGCTTCCAGGCCGCGAGCCTTGTAGGACTCTTCGGTGTCGCCATCAGCCAGGCGCAGAGGCTTGGCCATGCTCTTGCTCTGCGGGGCGGGGGCGCTGTGAAAGAGTGGGCCACAGTCCTTGCGGCTGGGCGTGGTGGTGGGACCGGAAGCTCCGGTCTTCTTCATGTTCTGGCGGTTCCAGTCAGGTACGAATCCCATGTGTCGCCTCACTTCTTTGACTTGCCAGTCGCCTTGTCGGCGTACTGCTTGGGGGACATCTTGCCGCTGGCCAGGGCTTTACCCTTGGCCATCAGGGCACCCTTGGACTTGGAGTCGCCTTCGGCTTTTTCCTTGGCGGCGTATTGGGCGGGCGTGACCTTGCCGGATTTCACGGCCTTTGCTTCGGCCATTTCTTCCTTCTTGGTCTGCTTGCCTGCGAATGGTTTGAATGCCATGTTGGCTCCTTATTGCATGAGGTTGGCTTCGCCGCCTGCGGGATTGCCAGCAGCGTCTAGTGTCATTGGTGCTTTGGCCTGCTGTTGCTGGCCACCCATCATCTGGGCCTGCTGCATCATTTGCTCGGCCATCTGCTTTTGCTGACGGAACTCGAGCTGCTCGGTGGTGGGCACCAGCTTGTCGGTGTCCATCTGGAGGCTCTTGGCCACTTCGCGCAGCAGGTAAGAGCGACCCATCGGGCCGATGATCTGGAGGTCGACAGGGTTGGCCGTCGCCTGCAAGAACTCGTTGCGACGAACCTGGAGCTGCTCCTTGGCAACCAGACCCATTGCGCCACGGGCGATGACCTTGAAGTCGCCTTTGCACGCAGCGTCAGCGTCGTAGATCATGTTGTGGATGTACAGGCGCTCGACCAGTGCAGCGACCACGGTGTCGATCGAACCGATCGCCGCCTTGATGCCCTTGGCTGCGTTGTCCATCAGCATGCTCAGGCCAGACGCCGTGCGACCCACGCCACCGCCACCCGTGTTGCCGTAGACGTAGTTCGGGATGCCCGTGACTTCGTCGGCCTGGCGGCTGAAGTATTGGTAGACGCTCATCAGCGCCTCGGCGTTCATGTTCGGCTGGAAGAACCGGACGGCAGGCTGGCCACCGCCAGTGCGGTCAGACGTGGTCTGCCAAATCTTCCAAGGGAACATCGAGGTGACGTCCTCGCCGTCAGGCAGGCGGTCGACGTGGACCTCGGCCTGCGGGCCAGAGGCGATGCCCATGTTGTTGGCCAGCGATCGAGCCGCGGCGTTGCACAGCACCTGGGTGTCACGCATCTGCTCGGGCAGGGCGGAGCCCCAGAAGCTGCCAGGGATCGGAACCCACTGAGCGATCTCGTAGGGACGACGGCCGAGTGGGTCGGGGTTCAGGATCGCCTTGATGACGAACGGACCGATCACCCAGATGTTTGC